AGACTACACTGCGTCGTATGGATTTATACCTCAAACCTTAGCGCTAGATAATGATCCGCTTGATGTTGTTGTTTACAATAACACACCTATTAATACAGGAGTGTTAGTAGAGGTAAAACCGATTGCTGCACTAGATATGAATGACAACGGTCATAAAGATTATAAAGTTGTTTGTGTACCTACTAGTCATATTAGAGAATATAGGACGCTAAAGGATTTAGAGTCGCACTGGGTTAGTAAGACGTTAAACTTCTTCGCTCATTATAAAGATTTAGAAGATAAGAAGGTGACCATTAATGGTTGGTTATCTAAAACTGCTACTAAGAAAATTATTAAGGAGAGCCATTTAGCGTGGTGTAGTAATAATGGTAAATAGTTTTTTTGACTTTGTAAATAATATTGCTTTTTCTAGAAAGGAAATAGATATTAATATTTCTGACTCTCAATTATACTCTGCTTATATTACTAATAGATATATTACATTTATTAATAAAGAGTGTACCCTTCTAATAAACAACACTGTTAATAAATTTGGATTAGTATTTAACAATGAATTACATTATAAATTATTATTCAATTTAATACCTAAGACAAAACGGAAGTTTATTAGATATATAAAGAAAGAAAAAAAGGATAAAAAAACGTTTGACCGGACTGCAAAATTGTATGAACTTTCTCAAAGAGAAATACAATTGTATTCGGAAAACTTTGGTGTAAATATTAAGAAATATGAACAATGAACAGCAGAAGAAATATGACGCAGCTCTAGATAAATTAGATCTTACAGATAGTCAGCGTGACGCGTTCGATCACTCTGTCAAAAAGAGTCTCATAGATTTAGATACTTATCAAGATACAGATTGTTTTAGTTTACATGGTTATAAATTGAGTAAGGTAATGGATGATATTGTTTTAGCTCAATATGTAGATTTAGATGAATCTGGTACATCAGTAAAACGAGGAAGTGTATATATTCCTTTAGCTCATGTTCAGCGTACATGGCGTATGGCAAGAGTTATTTTAGCTGGCCCTAAATGTCAGTTTACAAAACCAGGTGATATAGTTTGTTTTCCTGACGATAAAGGTATTAAGGTTGATAACTTAGCTGTTACTGGCTTTGACTCTTCCATTAGAAATTGTTTGTTTTTAAACGAGGATAGATTTTTTGGTATATGTGAAGAGTTAGAACAAGATGATAGTAGGGCTGAGTAATTTAAAAGGTATACTTTTAGATAAAGTATGTGAGGTAAAATTTGCTAGACGAAATCCTAAGCCAGGTCGCCCAGCATCCCGTAGAATGCTGTGTACAAATAACGTACAACTTTTAAATTCAGTTGAAGGTCGAACAGTTTTAAATTACAAGCCACCTAGACAATCCCCAGCATATAATCCTAATCAAGAAAATTTAATCATTACATGGGATATATTAATGCAAGGTTTTCGTACAATTAATTGCGATACTGTTGATTTAATAAGTACCCTCGAAGCTGACGATACCTTTTGGGTATATTTAAATGAGCATATTGCGCCAATGTCCTCAGGAGAAAAAATGGCGTTTATGAATACATGACATTCGAACTTGTAGAAAATACCTTAAAAGAGTTATTACTGAGTACAGTAAAAATAACTTCCAAAAAACGAACATTAGGTGTTGGTCAAATTCAATTATTTGATATTAGAGATTTTAATATTAAGCTGTTATTTACTACCGGAAAAAAATTAGAAATATTATATCCTTTTAATGTAATTAAAGAGGATAAAGTAATTTATTTTGATTATACATTATATAATATTCACACTGATGATGTATTATTAAAGCCGAGAGTAAATCGGATGATAACTAATCAACGAAACAAATATTGTGACTTGCTTCTCTCTATAGAACAGCTATAATATTTTTATGGCTATAAAAAATTTCCCTAAAGGTTATAGACCTTCAACTGGCCAACAATATGCTATCCCTAATATACTAAATGGGTTAAAAAAATATAAGTTTATTGTTGTACAGGGTCCTACCGGGTGTGGTAAGAGTTTTATAGCTAAAACTATTGCTAATGGTTTGAACAAACCACCTTCTAGGCTAACTAAGCTTGTTAATAATTATGCTGCTTTCGAGACTACTTGGGAGAATGGTAAATTAGTATATGAGTATGCAGATGATTTTTCTAGTAAGAGATATGGTACATCAATATTAACAACTACTAAAGCACTTCAAGATCAGTATACTAGAGATTTTGAAGACGTTAAACCTCTTAAAGGTAAAGGAACATATATATGTAATTTTGATGATAGGAGTTCAGCTGATCAAGCTCCATGTATCTTTAGTAGTAAGTTAAAAAGAGAGTGTTGGGATTGTAATCGTTGTGATTATTATGAAGCTAGAAACGAATCTATTAGTGCTAAGATTAGTGTAGAGAATTATTCTAGTTTTTTTCATAAACCAGATCATCTCAAGCATAGACAAGTTATAGTATGTGATGAAGCTTCTGAATTAGAAAATATTATTGTAAGCAGATTCAGTTGTGGTATTGAATTAGGTCGTCTTATCAAATATGGTTTTAAATTATCTTATAGTAAGAATTCAAATATATTTTTTAAACAGTTAGTAACTCTTAAAGAAGATTTAGAGAGTAGATATGTAGAATTGCTTCGTATGTTCGATAAACACTCCTCAACTTTAGGAGATGATATTAAGAGAGAGTATAAGTTTATTTCTGATCTTAAAGGAGATTTATCATTAGTGATTGATACATGGAGACAATCTGAATATATTATTCATAAAACATCTATACGTAATAAACAGTATATACAATTAATACCTAAGAAGATTGATATGTTAGCTCAACATATTTTTAAATATGCTGATAATATTATTTTAATGTCTGCTACGTTTGTAGATTATAAACAGATAATGAGAAACTTAGGCGTACAAGAAAATGATTATAAGTATATTGATATACCGTCTACTTTTGACCCTAGGCAATCTCCAATATTATTCGGTACGTTCCAGCTAAATAAGAAAAATCTTGATTATAATTTTCCTAAGGTTGTTGATTGTGTTAAAGAGATATTACAAGAACATAAAGACGATAAAGGATTGATACATACTCAGTCTAACAACATAACTAAAATGTTGAAAAGTAGATTAAAAGATAATAGAATTTTATATAGAATACGAGGTAATAGAGATAATATTGACATATTAGCCGAGCATTTAGATACTAGTGAACCTACAGTATTAGCTAGCCCTTCTATGAATTTTGGAGTTGATTTGAAAGGTGAAGCTGCTCGTTTTTGTATTATTTTAAAATGTCCATGGCCAGATTTAGGTGATGTTCGGATTAAAGAGATGTCTAAAAATAATAAAAAATGGTATACAAATAAGATGTTTACTACCTTTATTCAACAATGTGGTCGATGTACTAGAGCTGAAGATGACACTAGTGTTACATATGTTTTAGATGCTGGTGGTATAAGAAAATTAATACCTGATTACTTGAATCTGTTGCCAACATATTTTATAGACAGGTTTATTTAATAAATATTTACAATGAAAAACCAATATTATGGTTTTGAGCTAAAAGATATGATAAGGCAGTTTATTACTGCTTTTAATAGTATCGTCATAAATCGATATAATAAAGATAAAGATGTTGTTGATCAGATCAAATGCTCATTTTATTATGGTCCTAAAGAAAGAGCTATTCATGATATAGTTAATAGAGCAGGATCTCTTAAACTTCCAGTGGTCGCCGTAAATTATAGTTCTATTAGTAGAGACCCAGATAGAGTGTTTAATAAGATATCTGGTTTTTATTATTCTAAATCACCGAGTGTGAGTGGTGGCTCTATTGATTCTGATCATTTAAAGACTCCATTACCTGTAAATGTAGATATTAATATGTCTATCATGACTAAATTTCAAACTGATATGGATCAGATTATAAGTAACTTTGCACCTTATAATAATCCATATATAGTTATGAGTTGGATTATTCCAACATCCCAAAACTTAGCTAGTAATTATGAAATTAGATCTGAAGTATTATGGTCAGGAGATATTAGTCTTGACTATCCTATCGAAATATCATCTACTCAACCCGCGCGAGTAATAGCTAATACTAGTTTTACTATTAAAGGTTGGTTGTTTAGAGGACCAGCTGACTCAGATACTAAGAATATATTTACAATTGACACAGACTTTATACCAGTAAGCGGATTTAATTATGAGTAAATTTATAAAATATGATAGCGCATTAACTGATGTAACGTCATTTAGTGCAAATTTTGAAAACCGAGAGTTATCCGCAAGGCCTCAGTTTTCAGCTGATAATACATATACTACATTGACTTGTGGTTTTTCAGTTATTAAAACGTTTACTGGTTATAATTTAGATTCGGTAGAGTATGTGGTACTTAGTTGTACAAATAATAGTGATTTATTTTTATCAGGTCATGCTTTGTCTGCTACATACGGTTTTACTCATATTACTGGTGCTGCTAATGTTGGTATTGGTAGTACTGTTCCTGCTATAGGATTATCTGCTATATCAGTTACAGGAGGTACTCTTTCTCTTAGCCCGGTACTGAGTGGTATTATATTATCTTCTTCAAAATATACATTAAATAATTATAATACAATGGAAATAACGTTTCCACAGCTATCAGGTACAGGTGAAGTTGATATTATAGCAATAAATCCTGCAGGAGTTGGAAAATTTAGTACAGATATAGGTAGTGCAATAACAATCAACAGCTAATAATTAATTAAATAAGATGCCAGACGGACAAAAAGGAACATTTGGAACAGGGTTACAAAAATTTATTCAAAACAATTTACCCTATAGGTCACCTGCGGCTATTATAGACGACGTAACTCAACAGAACCCGAAGTTTGAAGACTTTTACAAAGCAGGTTCAATGCGCAAGGAGCTTTTAGCGCACCACTCTGTTGTTGCTCCTAAATTACCAGAATCAGCTCACCCTGTTGGTTCGTTCTTAGCTGATAAAGCGTATAACGAATTAATGTATGCGACGCTTGATGTAGACAAGTATCGTAGACTTAGAGATTATAGAACTATGGCACAGTTTGCTGAAGTAGCAGATGCTATAGATGAAATTTGTGATGAGTTCTTAAATGAAGATGAAAATGGTAATATGATTAATCTCAAGTTGAGAGATGAAAGAGATTTTGATCCTTTAGTTAATAAACAGCTTAACGAAGAGTTTAATAAATTTATTAATTTATTTGACTTTAAAGAGCGAGCATGGGAATATGTTAGAAGTTTATTAGTAGATGGAGAGTTATATTTTGAAAATATTATTCATAAGAAGCATGTTAAAGAAGGTATACTTGGTATAATAAACATACCAACACAAGCAATTGACCCAGTATATGATAATTTTCAAAATATGCATATTAAAGCTTACTTGCTAAGAAAGGCTAAACATCATAAAGAAGCAGATGAGCAATACCAGCACACTACTATGCAAGATAAGGATTTTATTCCTATGGAGCGAAATCAGATTACATATATTAATTCTGGTACATGGAATGAAAATAAAACATTTAGAATACCTTTTATTGAATCC